GAAGAATTACTTAAGACTAAAGCATCTATTCCAGTTAGTAACTGGAACGCCCAATACATGCAATCTCCGACCGGGGAAGAGGGAGCTTTACTTAAAAGAGATTGGTGGCAAGACTGGACTAAAAAATCTCCACCGCCATTAGATTATATTATTCAAAGTTATGACACAGCATTTACTAAAGGCACCAAATCAGATTACTCAGCTATTACTACCTGGGGTGTATTTGAGACTGAAGAAGATGGTCAAAATATAATCTTACTTGATGCTTTTAAAGATCGATATGAATTTCCAGAACTCCGGCGTGTAGCTTATGAACAATACTTACAATGGAAACCGGACATGGTAATCATTGAAGCTAAGGCTTCAGGACTACCTTTGACCCACGAACTCAGAGCTATGGATATCCCAGTAATTAACTTTACTCCTAGCCGAGGAAATGATAAGCATGTAAGAGTAAATTCTGTAGCCCCTCTTTTTGAGAGTGGCAAGATATGGGCTCCTATGCATGAACACTTTGCACAAGAGGTCGTGGAGGAATGTGCGGCTTTCCCGTTTGGAGAGCATGATGACTATGTGGATAGCACAACACAAGCTATCATGAGAATTAGACAGGGCGGTATGGTTCGTCACCCTGAGGATTACAAAGATGAACCATTGGTTAAAGGTGAGATAAAATATTATGGCTGATCCAAGAATACTAAGCAGAATCATTCAACTAGGAAAAGAACTAGGTGCTAACATATCTAATAGTATAGGCACTAAATCAAATGTAAATTTCCTGGGTTCCGGGCCCAAGGATGGCATGCTATTTCAAAAAGACATTAACCCAGAATCATTTTTAGCTATTGGTACTCAAAAAGTTTTACCAGATATCGAAGCTTCGATAGGTTATGCTTCAGGCAATAAGTTAGATGGTTTTCAACTAGAACAATTAGAAAAAAATTTAATAACAATGAAAGAATCATTGAACCCTACTAACGTTGTTGAGATGGGTACTGGTGGCATAGATTCATTGAGAGCTAAATCAGGGCTCGGGGAACGACAAGTAACTGAAGCAGCATCTGGTGTTAATAAAGCAGACGCAGAAGAATTTTTAGGTGAAGCACAAATAGGTAACCCTTTCAAAGCAGGTAGTACAGAACAAGGAGTTGCAGGAATTTTAGATAATATAGGAATGACACCTAAAGGTGTTGATGCAAGTATCGCAAGCGATAAAGGCGGTATCATGGAATCTGTTGCCAAAGGAGATTTACCAGCTAAGACTGCATCCGCTAGAGAATTTTTAGTCAACAGTTTAAAAGTTGGAGACGACTATCCATCAACTACATTATCAGATGTTATGTCAGCAGAAGATATGAAATATATTTTTGAAGGTGGTGGAGGAGCAATGGGTGACCCATTAGTTCTAGTACAAAAGTATTTTGGTCCAAGAATCGCTGAGATGGTTCCAAAAGGTGGGAGTCCAGAAGAAATTGCAATATTCACAAAAAGAGTTATGGACAACGTAGAAGATGCTAAAGGTTTAAAACCTGATGAACCCGACTTTGATGCTTTGACGGCAAGATTTATAGATGAGTTCACGCCGCCTGGAGGTGGACAACCATTTGCACAAGGCGGACTAGCTAAAATCCTGGAGCTGTAATGGCTGAGAGATATAAATTTCCAGTTGGTAATACGGTAGGTGTAGCATCAAATATTTTTAGAACTCCCGAACAAATCAAAGCTTCAGAAGATAAAATTAAAGCTGCTTTAAAATATCTTTTACAAGGTATGTCGAAAGCCGAAGCACAAAGACAAGTTATTGAAGATTTTAAATTAGATAGAAAAGATGGTGGGACAGCTTCTTGGATGAAAAAAGCGGTTGAACAATTACCTAAAGGATTTGAAATAAAATCAGGTTATACTAAGATCCCAGGAAACGAGGGTACTAAAGAAAAAGATGCAAGACGTAGAAACAAAGTAGTTGATGTATCAAGTGAGAATTTGGAAAGAAGAGTAATCAGACCATTTAAAAAAGAAGTAGGGGATGCAGTTGGAAAACCGTTGGGTCAATTATACGAAGGTTCTCATATGGGGAGCATGGTACAAGCAAAGCGTTTAGGTATTAAGTATCCTGTAGATGCATTTGCAATTCAACCAGAATTTAGAAATAATAAAGTTGCAAAAGCAATAGAAGCAGATCTACAACCTTTATACGACGAGCAATTTAAATTGTTTAAAAAAACAAAAAAATTTAAAGGTAGTATTCCAAAAGATTTACAGAAACAAATTAGTGATGTTAATTTTTTTATCAATGAGACTACTGCAGGAAACCCTGATTTTTTAAATAAAGCAAAACAATATGCTTCCGAAATAAAAGATACAATCACACCTGTTTACTTAGATGAAAAAACTGGAAAAGGTAGATTCGCAGCAGTCCTCGACCCCATAGCATCAAACTCATTAGGTTTTAATCTTGATCCCAACTTAACAATGCAGCAAGCAAATAAAAGTCCAGAAGCTATTACGCAGATAAAATTAAACACTATGAGTCAACTTATAGGCCAGTTAAAACCTGATAGTAAAGAATTTAAAAAAATATGCGGGCTAACTTTAGCTAAGGGAGGTACTGTAGAAAGTTGTATAGAAAGAGTTAACCAAGATCCTGTTGGCAATGCTGAAAAATTTGCTAATCAAATTGATAGTACTAAAGGCCCTCTTTCAAAAATAAAAAGCGCAGCCAATACATTTTTAAACGTTGCTAAAAAAGGTGGAAGGTTTGGAGCGTTCGCTGCAGTAGGTGCAGCCGGTGCAGGACTTGTAAAACAATTTACATCAGATGACCCAACAAGTTATTTATCGGATGAGAACCAACAAAAGAATATGTTAATTGATATGGTAACAGAACCAGTAATGGAAAAAACTGATCCGGGTATAACATCAAGTGCCCAGTTGCCTGTTCTAGGAGCCACGGTTGCTGCAGGTATGATACCAGGTGGTAAACGATTAATGGAAGTAAGAAAGAGACAAGGGGCTGGAGCAGTTAGAGCTGCAACAGGACCATTAAAAGGTTTACTTGGAAAAGGACTCGCGGCTACGGGAACACCATTAGGAATGTTAGCTCTTGAACCATTATACATTGGTCAACAACTTGCTCAAGGAGATTCAATTGGTGATATTGCAACTAACCCAATAAATTATTTAGGTGCAGCTTTTGCAGGACCATTATCAAAAGAAGCAACAAGATTTGCATCACCTGCAGTTTCAAATATAATGAGATTAGGTATAAGTCCAACAATGTTAAAAACAGTATCAAGGAGATTTGGATTACCAGGTCTTGCATTATCTGCTGGTATTAGTGGGTATGAAATGTATCAAAACAAAAAAGCAGGAAGGGGGTTATTCGATGACGGTTAAAAATAAAACACTTGTGGCAAATATGGAATATGTTAAACGTGATCAAATTCCACCATTAAAAGGACCGGACTCACAGGGCTTGAATGTTTCTGTAAAACAGTCTACAACAATAAAGAACTCGGAGAATATAAATGGCAGATATGGACAAAGCTCTACCAAACGTAGAGACTGAAATTAAAATACCTAGCGATGAAGAAGTAACAGAAGTAGAACAGGAAACAGCTGAAGAACAAGTTGGTCCTGATGATATTGATATAGTTACTGAAGAAGACGGTAGTGCTACAATTAATTTTGACCCAGCAGCAGTTAATCAAGAGGGCGGAGAAGCTCACGGAGATAACTTAGCAGAATTATTACCTGAATCTGTTTTAGGAAAATTAGGTTCAGAACTTGCAGAAAATTATCAAACATATAAATCAGCAAGAAAAGATTGGGAAGACAGTTACACAAAAGGTTTAGACCTTTTAGGATTTAAATACGAAAACCCAACACAACCCTTTCAAGGAGCTAGTGGTGCAACTCACCCAGTTCTAGCAGAAGCAGTTACACAGTTTCAAGCACAAGCATACAAAGAATTACTTCCAGCTACTGGACCCGTACATACTCAAACTATTGGGTTAATGAACAGAGCAAAAGAAGACCAAGCACAACGTGTTAAAGAATTCATGAACTATCAACTCATGGACGTGATGAAAGAGTACGAACCCGAGTTCGATCAAATGCTTTTTTATCTCCCTCTTAGCGGCTCTTCGTTTAAGAAAGTTTATTACGATGAACTACTTGGAAGAGCCGTTTCAAAGTTTGTCCCAGCTGATGACTTATTAGTTCCCTATACGGCAACTTCATTGCAAGATGCCGAAGCTATTATTCATGTCATTAAAATGTCAGAGAATGATTTAAGAAAAAAACAAGTATCGGGATTCTATGTTGATGTAGAACTTTCACCTGGCTACAATGAAGAAACAGAAGTAGAAAAAAAAGAACGAGAACTAGAAGGTATCAAAAGAACTAGAGACGAAGATATATTTACTGTTTTAGAAATACACACTGATTTAGATTTAGAAGGTTTTGAAGATAAAGATTCTACTGGAGAAGACACAGGAATTAAACTTCCCTATATTGTAACAATAGAACTTGGAAGTAGAGAAGTATTATCAATTAGAAGAAACTATGCAGTAGGAGATCCTACTAAAAAGAGACAAGATTATTTTGTCCACTTTAAATTTTTACCTGGAATGGGTTTTTATGGTTTTGGTTTAATTCATATGATCGGTGGTTTGTCTAGAACAGCAACCACTGCATTAAGACAATTATTGGACGCAGGTACTTTAAGTAACTTGCCTTCAGGATTTAAACAACGTGGAATACGTGTTAGAGATGAGGCTCAATCGATACAGCCCGGCGAATTCAGAGATGTCGATGCACCTGGTGGAAACATCAAGGATGCATTTATGCCTTTACCATTTAAAGAACCATCACAGACTTTGTTGCAGTTGATGGGTACGGTGGTTTCGGCAGGGCAACGATTTGCCGCCATCGCTGACATGCAAGTCGGGGACGGCAACCAGCAGGCCGCTGTTGGAACGACTATAGCCCTACTAGAGCGAGGCTCTAGGGTCATGTCAGCCATACATAAAAGATTGTATGTGGCTATGAAAAATGAATTTAATTTATTGGCAGGAGTTTTTAAAACTTATCTACCACCTGAATATCCATATGATGTTGTTGGTGGACAAAAAAATATTAAAGTTGCAGATTTTGATGACAAGGTAGATATTTTACCGGTAGCTGATCCTAATATTTTTTCTCAATCGCAAAGAATATCAATGGCACAAACAGAATTACAATTAGCTCAATCTAATCCACAAATGCATAATTTATATGAAGCATACAGACACATGTATGAAGCAATTGGTGTAAAAAATATCGATGCAATTTTACCACCACCTGTTGAGCCAAGTCCAATGGACCCTGCTACTGAAAATATTTTAGCAATGTCTAATAAACCGTTTCAAGCTTTTAAAGGACAAGACCATCAAGCGCATATTACAACCCATTTAAACTTTATGGCTAGTAATGTTGCAAGAAATTCACCGGTTGTCATGGCAACTTTAGAAAAAAACATCTTTGAACACATTTCTTTAATGGCACAAGAGCAATTAGAGGTAGAATTTAGAGAAGAGATTGCACAATTAATGCAAATGCAACAAATGATGCAACAAAATCCTCAGATGGCACAAAATCAACAAATGCAACAACAGATGATGTCTCTATCAATGAGTTTAGAGTCTAGAAAAGCTAAATTAATTGCAGAATCTACTGAAGAGTTTAAAAATGAGGAAGCAAAAATTACTGGAGAGTACGGTGGCGACCCAATTGCTAAATTAAAAGCTAGAGAACTAGATTTAAAGGCTATGAATGACGAAGCAGAGAGAAAAGAGTCAGAAGATAGAATAAACATGGAAAGATCTAAACAAATGATG